CAGTGGGATAAATACTATTGACTAAGAGGACATTACTTGCTATAATGCTTCTTAGTTAGTCACTCATGCCGAGTGGCGAATATAAAAACCGACACCATGTCAATTTAAATAAAGGAAATATATCATGGCAACTTTAGCAGAAATTAGGTCGCGTATTGCGGCACAAGAAAACAAGTCTAACAAGTCATCTGGTACAGGTGACAAATCAATCTACGCACACTGGAACATGGATGAGGGTACAACTACCACTCTCCGTCTCCTACCCGATGGTGACACCAGTAACCCATACTTTTGGGTCGAACGTCAAATCATCAAACTCCCATTTATGGGTGTCAAGGGTGACCCTTCGGCGAAGCGCGTAGAAGTTCAGGTGCCATGTGTTGAAATGTTCGGACCGGAGTATCACTGCCCGATTCTGGCAGAAGTGCGCCCGTGGTACAAGGATGAAACTCTCAAGGAACTGGCAAACAAGTACTGGAAGAAACGTGCTTATCTGTTCCAAGGTTTTGTTCGGGCAAATCCAATTGGTGATGACGAAACACCGGCAAATCCGATTCGTCGCTTCATCATCTCTCCGCAAATCTTCACCATTGTGAAGGCTTCGCTGATGGATCCGGAAATGGAAGAACTGCCAACTGACTACCTTCGTGGTCTTGATCTGAACATCAAGAAAACATCCAAGGGTGGTTATGCGGATTACTCCACAAGCACATGGGCACGTAAGGAATCGGCACTGACCGATGCCGAACAAGCCGCGATTGAAACACACAAACTGTTCAATCTTGCTTCCTTTCTGCCGAAGAAGCCAGGTGAAGCAGAACTGCGTATCATCAAGGAAATGTTTGACGCATCCGTTGACGGCAAGCCGTATGATCTGGAACGTTGGGGTCAATACTATCGTCCATGGGGGCTTGATGCTCCTGCTGGTACATCGGCTCCGGTGACAGAAACGGCAACTCCGGCATCTAAGGCGCCCGAAGCATGGGAAGATGATGTCAAGGCAGCAGAGACATCGGTAGTGGTGCCTAAGGCAACAGGCGGTGACAAAGCCGCTGACATTCTTGCGCTGATTCGTTCGCGTCAGAAAACTGCCTAATCCAATAGGGGCCGTCGGCCCCTATTTCAGGAGAACAATATGACCCTACCAGACGAAAGGTACCGCGCCCTAAAGGCAGGTAAAAAACTATTGGAAGAACTATGTGATCCGGGCAAGACACCACGGGTACCAAGCATAGTACGAGACAGAGCCAGAGGCGCCTTGAGGCATTATCCAAGCGATTATGAGTTTGAAAAAATGTCTGATCAATGCCCTGATCTGCTGAACAAAGTGCCGTGGACAATTTCACGGCTACACACTAATTGAAAGAAAACATGGCTAATAGAAGATGCTCCGAGCGTGACCTGGCAGTTCTCGCCGGAGAGTCAACATATCATACAGGAAAATCCTGCAGGAGAGGTCATGTTGCAGATCGGTTTGTGTCTACCCATATGTGTGTTGAATGTTCACGGAATGAGTTATACTCTATAGATCGGGATCGTTATCGCTCTCTTGAAAATACACTAAGTTGGCAGTTTAGGGCACGAAAACAGCAGGCGCAGAAAAGGGGTATTCCATTTACAATTCAACTATCTGATATTGAGCAGCCTGAATTCTGTCCGATATTAGGTATCAAATTAAATTATGGTTGGGGAGGTAAAAATGGACATCTCAGGGATCCTTGTAAATCTACTATTGACAAGGTTATCCCGGAACTTGGTTATGTGCCAGGAAATGTTTTTATTATCTCTTGGAGAGCAAATAAACTAAAGTCAGATATGACTTATGACGAATTGGAGAAAATTATGAATTATATTAAGGAAAAAACCCATGGCTAAGCCCTTTGACATCAGTAAGTTCAGGAAAAGCATTACAAAGTCCATTGAAGGACTAAGCATCGGATACAATGATCCAACTGATTGGATCAGCACGGGCAATCATGCCCTTAATTACCTTATCAGTGGAGACTTCAACAAAGGTATTCCTCTTGGTAAGGTGACTGTATTTGCCGGAGAATCAGGATCAGGCAAGAGTTTTATCTGCTCTGGTAATCTGATTCGCAACGCACAAAAGCAAGGCATCTATGTTGTCCTCATTGACAGCGAAAACGCCTTGGATGAAAAGTGGTTGACTGATCTTGGTGTTGACACATCTGAATCAAAACTGCTCAAACTGAACATGGCAATGATTGATGATGTGGCAAAAACTATTTCTGAATTCATGAAGGAATACAAAGAGATGCCAACAGAGAGCAAGCCTAAGGTTCTATTCGTCATTGACTCACTTGGTATGTTGCTGACCCCGACTGATGTGAATCAGTTTGAGGCAGGTGACATGAAGGGTGACATGGGACGTAAACCTAAGGCACTAACCTCGCTTGTTCGTAACTCTGTGATGTTGCTCGGCTCACACAATGTCGGTCTGGTCTGCACGAATCACACATACGCCTCGCAGGACATGTTTGATCCAGATGATAAAATCTCTGGTGGTCAGGGATTCGTCTATGCGTCCAGTATCGTCGTGGCCATGAAGAAACTCAAGTTGAAGGTTGACGAGGATGGCAACAAGGTAACTGACGTTCTTGGTATTCGTGCGGCATGTAAGATTATGAAAACACGATATGCGAAGCCGTTTGAAACTGTTCAGGTTCAGATTCCGTATGCCACTGGCATGAGCCCTTACTCAGGTCTGGTAGATATGTTTGAGAAAGCAAATCTGTTGAAGAAGGAAGGCAACTCTCTGGTGTTCACCACGGTTGAAGGAGAAATCATCAAGAAGTTCCGCAAGGGATGGGAACGCAATGATGATCAGTGCCTTGACACTGTTATGGATGAGCAACAAAAGAAAGGATCTGGAATAAGTACTGTACAACCTGAAGAGGAAACAGTATGAGTTTAGATTTAGTTGCAGAAGTATGGGACGCTCTGCGTTCCCATGTAGATATGAACGAGCGCAAAGATGCCGCAGATACTCTGGTCAATATGTTAATTGACAATGATTATGAGGCGACAGATATCAAAGAATCCTTTCGTGGTGACAAAGATATTCTTGGTGCGTTAAAGTTCTATGTGGAACAGCATGAACCCGAAGAGGAAGAAGAAGATGAAGACCTTGATGAATGGGACTAAATGAATTGGCACACTCGCGTCAGTACAGACCTTTCGACAATTCCGGATTTCATCAGTCACTTTGAGACGGAACTTACCGTGGCAAAGTTTGACTGTGGAATCAAGGGTAATGTGGAGAAGAATGTGGCGTCCCTTCCGGGAATCACAGAGCATCGCTTTAACCAACTCCAAGAAGTGGAAGCGGTGCTCAATTTTCTTAACCTACAACTACGCAAGATTCGGCGAAAGCATTTCCAAAAGTATCTTGAGGCATACAACAGGGCACTGTCCAGTCGTGATGCTGAGAAGTATATGGAAGGCGAGGATGAGGTGATTGACTTTGAGACAATCATCAACTCTGTGGCGTTTCTGCGTAACCAATATTTGGGTCTGATCAAAGGTCTTGAATCAAAGAACTTCATGCTTGGTCACATTGTCCGGCTTCGAGCAGCAGGTATGGAAGATATCACTCTCAATTAGGTTAAGCCGGTGTTGCAATACATCGGCTTTTCTGATATAATAAGTTCTTTAACTCTTCGGGAATACTATGGCATCCGGCGATAACGATACATTACATGCTTCTTTATTAGCAAAACTTATGGCAATAAAAGCATGTACCCCGACCTTTCCTTCTGCGTATGATCCACTTGTGGGAACCTATTCGATGGACTCAGTTGCCTCGCAATCGGCCCAATCAAAGATATGGTGGGAAGGTGAAAATACCCATAGTGATCCATATGTTAAGAGGTACACCATTAGCGAATCAACTGAGGATCTATTGGCCCTTAGTACCGCATGGTACCGTCTCCGTAAAAACAAAGAGTTAGCGGTCCAACCAATGATCACGACTCTTACCGATCCGAACCTGTACAAGAGTATCACCGAAGAAGATCGGGTATTTGCCGATACCATCAGGGATTTCTACAGAAAGAAGTTCATCATTCTGGCGCTAAAGGAAATCAAACTGAGTTCGTACCGCGAGGATCTACGCAAGTTTGTTCACAGTGACGGCAAGTTATTCACTGAGAAGGTTCTACCATTGGTATTCAGGCTTCCTGAGTTTTATGAATACGACACGGCGTTTGCCGACATGGTGCGTGGCCTGGCTCAGCATGATCCAGATCGGTTCCAAAGAACTGCGGCACATAACCTTCGCCCATTGAAGATGTTCAGGGTGAAACGCTCCACTGAGTATTGGTTTCAGGATGAGAACGACCGCGCAGTTGTGATTATATTGGAGAATGCCAATCCATGTAAATCGCTGTTTGAGCGAGAGTACAAAAAGGAATCAATGAACATGGTGACAACCGGAGTGGTGTCTCCGCGTGATGGTTTCAATTTCTTCAGAGTGGGTAAATGGGACGTAGAATAAAATACGGTATCGGAGTCCGATAC